TCGCGGCTGTCCGTTGCGCCGAGAAGGTAGTCCACCGAAACACCAAAGACCATTGCAATTTTAAGTTTGACTTCATCGCTTGGCACACGGGCCCCGCTTTCGTATTGGGAAAGTGTTGTGTTCCCGACGTTGATTCGCTGGGCAAGTTCCCGTTGGGTCATGCCAGCGGCAAGGCGCAGCTGTTTTATTTGGGCGCCGATTTTCGTTGACGTATTTTCCACCACCTTCTCACTTTAAGAATATTATAGCACAGAGTTCTCTAACAGAAAGGAAAATTCACAAAAAGAGAAATTTTCTCTTGACATTCACAGTTTGCAAAGTTATAATCAAGCCGTGGAGTTCACAAACTGTAAAATTCAAACAGCAAACATTTGGAGGTGAAAAGATGAACCGAACCATTGAGGAAGTCCGAAAGGCAAAGGGCTTCACGCAGGAACAGGTAGCGAAGGGCGTTGGAATTGGCGCCTCGACATACTGCCAGTACGAAACCGGCCTGCGGGGAGTTCCCGCAGAGGTCGCAAACAAGATCGCTCGGTTCCTTGATGTGGAGGTCGGCGAAATTTTTTTGCCGACGAAGTTCACAATTAGCAAACATTGAGGACGAGCGAGAGGAGGAACACACATGAACTTGTATGAAATTTCTGCAACGCTGGAAAACGGCGCAGTCCACAAGACGAAGATTTACGAGATCAACCAGGAACGGGCGCTCAACCGGGCTTCCAAGTTCGCTTTGCAGTTTGACGCCACCGGCTGCGCGAAGAAAACGGTGCAGCTGATCCAGAAAAATGCCGGGGTTTCCAAAGATACGGAACGGGCTTTCCTGAACGAGATCAAGGAAATTCTGGAAGGTCCGGGCGAGAACAGCTATTGCGCAATGGCCTTTGAAGGCTGCGTGGAGGACGCCGAGGAGAACATCGACAACGATTTTGCAGTCAGCATGAAGGGCCGCTGGGAATCCGAGAAAAAGGCCCATGAAGAAACCCGTGAAGGCCTGATCGGCAAGCTGAACGACCGTATAAAGCGCGTTGCAGAGCTTGAAGCCGAAGTACAGAAGGCCCATCAGATGGAGGCCAAGGCGCGGAAAGAGGCCGCAGAAGACAAAATCGCCCTGGAAAAGGCAAGGGGAAAGATCCTCCCGGACAACGTTGCCACAGAACTTACCATTATGCTGCGGAAGCAGGCCGACGAAGCCACCAAAGAAGCACTTTACTACGCGGACCGGATGGCGGCAGAGGTTGAAAACTCCGTCCCCGTTGGCGCGTCCAACAGTGCAAAGAACTTCCGCAAGTACCGCAAGGCCCAGGTTGATGCGCTGCGCCTGCTGGGTGCGCTGGGAAACATTGGAGGCTCGGAAAATGACGATTGACGAGCTCCGCATACTGCGCGGCCTTTCCATGACGAAGCTGTGCGAAGCCGCAGGGCTTTCCATGGGGGCAGTTTTCAAACTGACCAGGCCGGGCGCAGAACTTGAACGGGCCCGGCTGGGCACCGTTATGAAGCTGGCCGCCGGGCTGGGCGCGGTGATTACCGTTGACCCGGAAGGCGTGACCATAAGACCACAGGAGGAAGCAACATGAGTAGAAAGGCAATGATTATGCAGTACGCCGCAGTTGCCTGCGGCATGGCTGGCTTATTTCTTGGGATGGGCGGCGAGGGTAACGTACAGACGGGCGGCGAGTTCTCCGGCAGCCTCTTTGTTGCGGCAATGATCCTGCTCTTGAGCGCGCTGGCCCTGGGCCGCATGAGCTTTGTTGTGAACGACTGGGAAAAGCAGCAGCGCAAGATCCACAAGGCCCAGAAGGGCACCGTGAAGCCCAGCACGAAGCGGAAGGCGGGCTGACCATGTTTCACACAACGGTGAAATGCGTGGACTGCGGCACGGTTATGGTTGACGTGCCGGGCAATACAAAGCGCTGCGCCGTCTGCCGCGTGGGCCACAACAGGGAATCCGTTCGCAAGGCGAACGAGGCAGAGCGGGCCAGGCTGGCCGCGGAGGCCGCAAAGCCGAAGCCTCGGAACCTGGACGACGACCTGGAAGTCTTGAAGAAATACAACGAGCAGCGCCGGGCCGCAGGCCTTGAACCTTTGAGCTATGGCGTTTGGAGGTCCAGAGGGGCCCCGGAGGAATACGCATGAATGAATTTGACAGCATCCGAATTACAGAGAAGGGCGACACCCTTTCTTTTGAAATGACTAACGAACTTGCGGACAGTTCGCACGAGGCAATTTTCTTTCTGATTAGGGCAACTTCTGCGCTGATTGCCTCCGTTGCCAAGGACGACGCGGACCCGCAGGAAGTGGCGGAGGCTTTCGGAAAGGTGTTTACCAAGCACGTTGCCCAGGACATCCAGGACGAGCGGAGCCGCCGGGCAGAGGAAAAAGCAGGGGAAAAGGAGGCGGCAGAGCATGAGCAAAAGCGTGAAAATGAACCGCAAGCGGTTTATTAAGCTGACTGCCGGAGAGTTTGGCTTGCAGACCCGGGAGCTCACGGACGCCGTTATGGGCATGGTGAATGTTCACAAGCGCAAACACGAGAAAAGCCAGAGCGAGGCCCACAAAGGCGCAAAGAAAGGAGAGCGCAAGGAATGGTTCTTTTGTTTATTGGCGGCCTTGTAGCTGGCGTCTGCGGCGGTTTCTTCGTGCTGGGCATGGTTTCCGCCGCCCGGTGCGCAGACTGCAAGGACCTGCGGAACCGCCCGGAAGAAGACCGTTGGAAGGAGGAAGACCAGTGGCCGTAAGTGAAACCTGGCGGGACGTGCCCGGCTATGGCGGCAAGTACCAGGCAAGCGACATGGGCCACATTGCAAACACCTTCTGGCACGGCCAGAAGCGCAAGAACGGCGTCCGCACGATTCTAACTCAGTATAAGCGCAAACCGAGAGGAAAGGCCAAGTTACAGAGTGCGAAACGTTACGTCCACCTCACGGACCTGGAAGGGAACATGAGGGAATTTTCCGCCGCAAAGATCGTGGCAGAAACATTCCTGGGGCCAGTCCCAGCCGGAAAAGTGATTTTTCACAAAAACGGCAACCCGGCAGACAATTCCATTTGGAACCTGGCTTTCTGCACCCGGCAGGAATTAGGCCGCATGACCGGAGCGGACAGCTCCCGGCGGCCAGTGCTGAAATTCAGTGCCGCCGGTGAACTTCTGGAATGTTATTCCAGTGCCCGCCAGGCCGCAAAGGCAAACTATTTCAGCTACCAGGCCATAATTGACCGGTGCAACGGCAAGTGCAAGCGGCACATTCTGGCCCCGGACGGCAACTATTACGCCTGGGACAACACCGTGAGCATAAACCGGGCCAGAAAGGACCTCCGGGCGCTGGCCCGGCAGGAAGGCCGGATATTTGCCCCGGCAAATTGGCCGTGGCCGTCTACCTAAATTTTACCATGAAAAGAGGTTTGAATAAATGAGTAAATTTGCCACGAAAGCGGCCGACAGCCCTTTCTATTTGGCACGAATGGAGGCATCAAAGGTCAATGACCGGCTTGCAAGCCGCGAAGGCGCAGCAGACGAAACAGGCATTGACCGCTCCCGCATGGCCCGCGTGGAGCTGGGCAGCGCAAACCCGACACCGGAAGAAGTGCTGCTGCTGGCTGACACTTACGACGCCCCACAGCTTTTGAACTACTATTGCTCGATGTGCTGCCCGATTGGCCGCCAGAACGTGAAGCCCTGCGCCGTGCAGGAGTTCGACCGCGTTATGATGCAGGCCCTTGCCGCCTTGCAGGGCACCGACAAGATCAGCGCCGCTATTATTTCCATTGCCCAGGACGGCCGCGTGGACCCCGGCGAGGATGTACAGATGGGCGAGATCCTGGCGTACATGAAGAACGTAGCAACGGCGGCAGAGGCAATGCAGCTTTGGATCAAAAAGAACCTGAAAGGAGAGGCCTGCAATGGCAAGAAGTAAGAAAAGCACCCGGGAGCCTTCCAAAATGGTGCGCGTGGACGAGGCAATGGAAATCTTGAGCGTTTCCAAGTCCACCGCTTACCACACCATCCAGAAGTTTAACAATGAGCTCCGCGCCAAGGGCTACGAAGTGCCCCGCGGCCGCGTTCCCCGCAGCTATTTCATGGAGCGGTGCGGCTTATGAGCGAGGAAGAAACCCGGAAGTGCACCAGCGCGATTCTCGGCCACCCTGTGAGCGATTCCACATGGTCGGAAGCCTGGGAGAAGGCCAAAAGAAAAATCCGCCATATCGCAGAGTTCTGCGGGTATGACGGATGCAGAGAGCAGCCCGGCTACATGGCGCAGCTTGCCGCGGAGTACATCCGCGAGGCCGCGTTTTCAGCCTGGACAATAAAGAGAAGGGCCGCCAAAAATTGACGACCCCAGAACACACACCAACAGTTTATCACGTTTTTTACGCAAAATCAAGGAGGACACACAATGGAGCTTTTGACGTTGAGCCTTGAAAACTTCCAGGGCTTGAAGCATGAAGAAATCCAGCTGGACGGCCACAGCGCCAGCATTTACGGCCGGAACGCCAGCGGCAAGACCACCATTTTCAACGCCATCACCTGGCTGCTTTTCGGCAAGCCGAGCACATGGGCAAAGAACTGGGACCCCAAGACGAAGGGCCCCAACGGCGACTTGCACAACCTGGAACACAGCGCAACCGGCACCTTCCGACTGGACGACGGCCAGACCGTGATCCTGAAAAAGACCTTCCACGAGGTTTGGAAGCGCAAGCGTGGCAGCGCGGCCGAGGAGTATTCCGGGAATACCATTGACTACCAGATCAACGGCGTTCCCTGCAAAGAAAAAGAGTACACGGCGGCCGTCCAGGAGTATTGCGGCGGCGAGGAAACCATGAAGCTGCTGACCATGCCCGACTACTTTCCCTCCGTTATGGACTGGCAGAAGCGCCGGGAGATCCTTTTGGACATTTGCGGCGACGTTTCCGACGCCGACGTGATCGACAGCACCCCGGAGCTCAAAGAGCTGCCCGAGTTCCTTAAAATGCCTGGCAGTGCGACCAAACTTTATAAGGTGGACGAGTACCGCAAAATCGCAGCCGCCAAGAAAACCGACCTGAACAAGAAGATCGAGGCCATCCCGAACCGCATTGACGAGGCGACCCGTGCCATCGACAAAGACCTCCCGGCGGCCGAAGACCTGGCGGACAAGCTGGCCGCGGCAGAGGCCGAGGAGGCCAAGATCGCCGAGGAAAAGCGGGCGATTCTGGCCGGTGACACTTCCGAGCTCCGCAGTTCCCTGGCAAACGCCAAGGCGGACTATGCAGCGGCAAAAGCCGCGTACATTGAGGAGGGCAGCGAGGCCCGGGCCGAGTACCGCAAGGCCCAGGAAAAGGCGGAAAACGAGCTTTTGGAGGCCAAGACGGAGGCCGCCAACGCTACCGCAGACGCCCGGCGCAAAAAAGCGGACCTGGAACACATGAAGGCCCGCCGGGCCGAAATTCTGGACGAGTACAAGGAAGCGGCGGCCGAAACCTGGGACGAGCACCGCGAGATCTGCCCGACCTGCGGCCAGGCATTGCCGGAGGAAAAGGTGGAGGAGCTCCGCGCAGACTTTCTCCAGCGCCGGTCCGCCAAGCTGGAAGCCATCAACGCCAAGGGCAAAAAAGAGGCCAGCAAGGAAGCCGTTGCCCAGCTTGAACAGGATATTGCAGTCCTCGAAGAAAAAGCAGCAGCGGCCGAGGCCCGCGCCGATGAAATTTATTCCGCCCGCAAAGAGGCCATCCGGGCAGAGCCACCCCGCCCGGACTTCTCCGAAACCGAGCGCGGCCAGGCCATTGCGAAGACCATCCAGACGATTTCCGGCCAGATCGAGGCAGCCGAGCAGAAGCAGAGCGCAGCCCTTCGTGAGGTGAACGAGCGCCAGCAGGCAGCCATGAACAACTGCCGCCAGATCCGCTATATGCAGAGCCAGACGGCGGCCGCAGAACGCCAGCGCCAGCGCATTGCAGAACTTGAAGCCGAGGAAAAGAGCCTGGCTGCGGAGTACGAGAAGACCGAACAGGGCGTTTATCTCTGTGAAGTCTTCGTAAAAACCAAAGTGGCCCTGTTGACCGAGCGCATCAACAGCAAGTTTAAGTCCGTGAGTTTCCAGCTTTTCCGGGAACAGACGAACGGCGGCCTTGCTGACTGCTGCGAAGTTCTGGTGCCCGGTGAGGGCGACGCCATGGTGCCGTATTCCACCGCCAACAAGGCGGCCGTGGTAAACGCTGGCCTGGAAATTATCGCTACGCTTTCCCATCACTACGGCGTCCGGCTGCCGATTGTGGTAGACAACGCCGAGAGCGTGACCAAGCTTCTCCCTGTTGATTCCCAGGTGATCCGCCTGGTCGTGAGCGCAGAAGATGAGGGCCTGCGCGTGGAAGTAGACAAATGAACGAATCTTTTATGCGGAAGGTTTACGAGGAAGGGGCCGAATCAGCCGAAAGCACGATGCAGCAGGGCTTGAATTTCTACGGCCAGCAGTTCAAGAACCTTATCCAGACCTTTCCGGGCTCGGATGCGCCTATGTTCCTTGCAGCTATGAAGTCTGTTTACGACGGCATCCGCGGCGTTATGCCCGCGAACGGCCCGGAGCTGGAAGACGACATTTTGCGGCACACCGCCACGATTGTGATTCCGATTCCGGGAGGGAAGAAATGAGCGCCACAGACAAGGACCGGGAGCCCGGCACATTTATGATCCAGGCCTGCCGCTGCCGCCGCTGTGGTGGCCTGCTGACCAGCAAAGAGAGCGTAAGGAACGGCATCGGCCACGTTTGCCGCATGAAGGCCCTTCGGGAAATGCCGGACCCGAACCAGGTAACGGTTTTTGATGTCCTGAACGACAAAGAGGAGAACGCACATGAAAAATAATTTTCCGTTCCGCCCGCCCTGGAAGAAGCCGGAGGAGCCGAAGGCGGCCCCGGAAACTTCGCTGTATCTGTCCCGGGCCGTTGAGCTGACCATGGAGCAGCACAAGCCGGAAGAAGGCCTGCGGGTGCTTCTGGAAGGCTTTGCACACTACTTCAACTGTATTGCGGAAGCCCTGGGGCCTTACCCGATGGCGGACACCGCCATGTTGATTATGCTCCACCGCCACATTGCCGCCAGCCTGGCAAAACAGGACCCGGCGGCTGCACAGATGGCGGACGAGCTTGCAAAATCCGTAAAGCTGCCGCCCGTAGACTTCTACGCGGCCAACAAGAAATAAAAATGGAGGAACACACATGAACACAGAGAACAACGCAGCAATGACCCCCGCAGCCGAAAACGAGGTGGCAGAAACCGTCACCGAGAGCATCGGCACCCGCTTCACCAAAAAGGTGCTGGCCCAGTTCGCCAACAGCACCGGCAGCCAGGTGGAAGTAACGGACTTCCAGCGCCGCCTTATCCAGGGCTATTTTATTCAGATCGACCGCGCTCTGGCTACGGCGGAGGAAAACCGTGTGGCAAAGAACGCGAAGAACCGTGACCACAAGTATGATGAAACCCTCCCCGTAACGTGGAAGTTCGTCAACCTCCAAGACCTGGCAATGGACCTGGTGCGCTATGCCCGCATGGGCCTGGATATGCAGTGCGAAAATATGTTGTTCCCAATTCCCTACAAGAACAACAGAACGAATCTGTATGACGTGACCCTGATGCCTGGCTATAACGGCATTCGCTATGTTGCCCTGAAATACGCGCAGCGCCCGCCCAAGTCGGACACGGTCGAGCTTGTTTACAGCAACGACAAGTTCACTCCGCACCCGAAGGACAGCCGCCACCCGGTCGCTTCCTACGAGTTCGAGGTCGTGAACCCCTTTGACCGCGGCGACATTGTGGGCGGCTTTGGCTACCTTGAATATGATGACCCGACCCAGAACGAGCTCATTATTATGCCCATGGCTGCCATTCGGAAGCGTATGCCCAAGTATGCAAGTGCCGAGTTCTGGGGAGGCACGAAGCAGGTCTACAACAAGGAAACCGGCAAGAAGGAAGACACCACCGTGGAAGGCTGGCTGGATGAAATGTGCCGCAAGACACTGATCCGCGAGGTTTTCAGCGCAAAGCACATCGTCCGCGACCCTGAAAAGCTGGATGAAGATTACCGCGTAATGAAGGCCAGAGAAGTTGCCTATGCGGAGATCCAGGCAGAGGCCGAGATCCAGGAGCAGGCCAACACCGTTCTAATCGACACCAGCGCCCCGCAGCCCGCAGCACCCGCCAGCCTGCCGGAGCCCAAGAAAACGATCCAGATTGACGGCCGCACCGGCGAAGTTCTGGAACCCCAGGCGGCATCCGCAGCACAGCCCACCGGCCGGAAGGCAGCCCCGGCACAGTGGGACGTTGCGGAGCCGGATTTTTAAGTGGACATTCGGCCCATTGCCAGCGGCAGCAGCGGCAACGCCTATTGGATCTCCGATGGCAAAACTCCGCTGCTGCTTGACGCTGGTATTTCCTTAAAGGCAATCCAGATAGGATGCGGCTTCCGTGTGCGAGAGCTGAAAGGCTGCTTTATTACGCACTGCCACGGGGACCACAGCAAGGCAGCAGGCGCCCTTCTGCGCTACGGCGTGGACGTTTACACCGGCCAGGGCACCATTGATGCCTGCCGCCTGGAAGGCCACAGGCTGCACGTTACGCGGCCGCTTGAACAGTTTACCGTGGGCACCTTTCTGGTTTTGCCCTTCGATGTGGAGCACGACGCGCCGGATTCACAAGGTTTCCTGCTGGAATCGACCGCAACCGGCGAAAAGCTGCTTTATTTCACAGATACCTATTACCTGAAATATAAGTTTTCCGGCATTACCCACATTTTGGGCGAGTGCAACTACACCCGGGAGAGGGTGCAAGAAAACCTTGTGGAAGACGTGCTGCCAACAGTACGCGCTGCCCGGCTGATGCACAGCCACATGAGCCTCCAACACCTGGTTGAATTTTTGGAGGCCAGCGACCTTTCGCGCCTGAAACAAATTTACCTGGTGCACCTTTCGGCGGAAAATTCGGACGAAGCCGAAATGAAGCGCGAGATCCAGCGGCTTACGGGCGCGGAAGTGTACGTTTGTTAATTTTTCACGATGGAGGACGACATGGCCGGGGTAAAAATTGAACAGGGGACCTTGACGCACCGAAAAACGCTGCGCCTTAAAGGCCTGCTGGGGATAGGCGTCGCCCAGGCAGTCGGCCACCTCACAATGCTTTGGGTTTGGGCCGCAAACAACGCAAAGAACGGCAGCCTGGTGGGATTGACGCCAACGGAGATCGCAGAGGTTTCCGGGTGGGCAGGCGAACCGGCCGACTTTCTGGCGGCCCTGGTGGATGCCGGTTACATAGACCATACGCCGGACGGCTTCCGGCTCCATGACTGGGCGGAAAACACAGGCCAGATAGAAGCGGAGGCCCGCCGGGAAGCGGCGCGAGAGCGGCAACGGAGATTCAAAGAGCGGAAGCGGGCAGAGAAGGCCGCAGAGGCCGCCCGGGAAGAAGCAAACAAAGTTCCTGCGCCAGCACAAAAACCGCTTGTCGTGGCCCCGCAGCCGCCGCAGAAAGCGGAACCACGAACAGACCCGGAACTGGCCCGGGCTGGACAGTTTTATTTGAACAACATCAACCCAACGCCGCCGCGCTGGGAGCTTGAAGACCTGACCCAGGCGGTCGCGGACTTCGGCGCCGACGTGGTGATCCACGCAATGGAGATCGCCCAGAGGAACAAAGCCCCGAACTGGAAATACGTCCGTGGTGTTCTGGCCCGGTATAGGGACAAGGGTGTGAAGGACCTGGACGCGGCCGTGGATGCAGATAAATGGACAAAGGAGGAAGCACGAAATGGAAAAGCTGGGCGATATGATCGCCAACGGGACGCAGTCCCGGCAACCCAGGACCTCGCAGGATTCCACACCGCGTGAAACCTCCATCCTGGCAGACGAGGCGACCCGCCGCGGCTACAAGATGGACAAACCGGCCCCGGAGCCGGAACACTGTAAATTTTGCGGCAAAACCCTGCAATACAGAGGCTTCCTCCTTCCGGCCATTTCTAAGACCCGCGTTTTTGGCTGGGATTCGCAGCCGGAGCGCTGCGACTGCCCCAGGGCGAAAGCCTACTGGGAGAGGACGGAAGCCAAGAACAAAGCCGCAGAGGAGGCAAAGGCGGCGGCAGAGGCCGCCGCAGCCTTCAACCGGCGTATAAACCGGCTGCTGGGCGACAGCGGCATGGGCGCCCGATTCCAGAACCGGACCTTTGACCGCTTCCAGGTGACGCCGGAGAACCAGAAGGCCTATACCGCCTGCAAGGAGTATGCGGCAGCCTTCAAAGCGCAGATGCTTCCCAGCAAGGGCAAGGACGGCGAGGCGGTTCCGCCGCAGCAGGAGCGCAACGGCCTTTTCTTGGTGGGCGGCTATGGCACCGGCAAAACGCATCTGGCCGCAGCCGTGGCAAACGAGCTGATCCGAAACGGCACCCCGGCGCTGTGCATGACCATGATCGACCTTCTGGCAAACGTGCGCCGGACCTACAACGGCCAGGGCGACGAGGCGGATATTTTGAAGCTCTACACCGAAACCCCGCTGCTGATTATTGACGACCTGGGCAGCGAGGCCGCGACGGAGTGGACTTCATCCATGATCTTCACCATTGTAAACGCCCGCTATGAAGCCTATATGCCGGTGATCGTGACGACCAACTGCGGCACCGAAGAACTGACCCGGAGCCTGACCCCGGCCGGATGCAGCGAACGGAACGCCCAGAAGATGATTGACCGCCTCCGGGAAATGTGCCTTGCAGTTCCCCTTGACGGCCCTTCGTGGAGGGCAAAATGAGCGCAGAGAATGGCCGGTGCTACCGGATCTGTAAGACCTGTGGGAACCGCTGGAACGTGAGCCGCATAACAAAAGGCGGCGGTAAATCCTACGTCTGCCCCCTCTGTGAGTGGCAGAAGAAAATTAAAGCCCAGGGAGGACAGCATGAGAGGTTACAACACATTCGCAAACCGCGGCCGTGATTTTGAAGACTTCGTTATCCAGGTGAACGACCTATACACCCGCAGCGGCAAGGCTGTGGTCTACAAAGTTCCGACCGAGTTCCTACCGATACGCGACAGCACCGGCCAGATCAAGAGCTGCAAGGTGGAACATAAATCTTGCGTTGACTTCCTGGGACGCTACAATGGCACCCCTGTTGCGGTGGAGGCGAAGCAGACCCACACCGGCCGAATTGATTTTGACGCGGTACAGCCCCACCAGGCGGCCTTCCTGGACGCCTGGACGACCGACAAAGCGGTGGGCATGATCCTGGTCAGCTTCAACCTTCGCCGCTTCTTCGCCGTTCCGTGGCCCTTCTGGCGGGTTGCAAGGACAGCATGGGCGTCCCAGAAGGAAACGGCCAAGCGGAAACGCACACCGCCCACCGTGACGGCCTACGGCCAGACCTGGACGCCGCCGCCCATGGCAAGCGCGGCCCCGGAAGATTTTCTTCCGGCCTGGGAAGTTCACCTCGGCGGCCGCACCGGCCTGCCGTACCTGGAAACCATTGAAAAGCTGGAAGGAGTTCTGGAATGAGTGACGATATTTATTTAGCCCGCTTCGAGTATGCGAAGCTGACGGAGCAGGCCGCGATCCCCGTTATTATCGTGACGGCAAACCAGGACGACTACCCGCGGCGCTATGTTGCCCGCCTTTGGGACATGAGCGTCCCGGCGAGCACCCAATACATGGTCCTGGAAGATACCCTGGAAGATTTACGAAAGGCAATTCCGGCCGAAATGAGCCGCCTTCCGGCAGCACCGGACGACAGCATTGTGGAAGCCTGGCTTTAAGGAGAAACACATGGAAAAAGTACGTTTTGAAGCCTTCAACGTTGAAGAACTGCGCGTCCTGCGCCGGGCCTGCTATGAAGCAGGCGCCGCATTTGGCGACCCGGGCCACACGGCCGCAGAGCGGGAAACGCTGGACGACCTGGCCGTGGAGATCCTCGGCGAACTGAAAAAGAAGGAGGCAGCGGCCGCCCGGCAGAAGCAGGAAGAACCGCTGGAAAAGACAGTGGCAAAGGCTGTGGAGGATTCCTTGAAGGACGTGGTGGGCAAGCTGCCTTTTGCGCCGAAAGTTTTCCAGAGCCCCGCGCCGCCGAAGGAGCGCGTTGTACAGCGGCCGGACATTCCCGCAAAGGCAAAACCCACGCCGCCCGCCGAAAGCGCCCACAGGGCCCCGGAGCCGCCCGCAGCGGCAAAGTTTACCGGTTTCTTGTATGTGCGCTGCGAGAAGTGCGGCCAGGAACGCGGCTTCTGTGCAAAAACGCCTATTTCTTCGTGCTACTGCCGGGAGTGCGGCGGGAAAACGGAGCTCAAAAATATGCGCCAGGTCAAGATCTGGTGCGAGTGCGGCAGCGCTTACCGCTACCACACGAACATCCAGGATGCCGCATTTGATATGCCTTGCCTGAACTGCGAGGCCCCTGTGGCGCTTGAATGGAACGAAAATAAGAACAGATACCAGCCCATGAACAGCGAGCCCCCGAAGGCCCGCAGAGGTCGGAAATAAGGCGAAAGGAGAGAACACACAATGAGCAGCACAGACAACCTCCCGCGCCCGGCGGACAGCCCTTGCCTTAAATGCGCCTCCGCTGGCTGCACGAGCATTACTGTGGGCAAAGGTGGAGACCGCAAGACCTTCCCGGGCTGCGCGATCTGGCAGCAATGGTTTTCCGACCGCTGGCAGGGCTACCAGGCAACTGCCTACAAAATGAAGTGCCTTCGGAAGGCACGGGAGGAACGAAAATGAGCGAGAACGTATTTGTTGGAGCCGATTCCTTCCGCCGCCTTCTTCTTGGCGCTGCCGGAGGCTACGAGCTGCAAGGCTACCATGAAGCAGCCGAAGCCGTTATGCACGTTGTTGATGCGCTGGACGAATTGACAACCGGCGGGAAGGGGAGGGACCGAGCGGACGAAGCCCAGGAGGCCATGGCGGCCGCGGAAACCATTCGGCTTTACTGCGAGAAGCGCCGGAAGGTGGGCTGCTGCGAAAGCTGCATCTTCAACAAAGGCAACAAAGGACCGCTTTGCCCACTTTATGGCAGCCCGATGGGCTGGGATGGATTCGGAGGAAAAGAAAATGGCTGAAAGAAGAATCGCTGATATTGGCCCGCTCCTGGAAGATCTCAAAAAGGAGCTGAAAGATCTGGAAGGCGCAACGGAAGTCCTGACGGTCGAGGAGGCGGCAGAGGACGAAATCGAGGAGTTGAAAAAACTGCCAGTGATTGACCCGGAGAGGATGATCCCGGCCTGGCGTGACCCCGACAAGGACCCTCCAAAGGTCGAAACCGAAGTGCTGGTTTTGTACCGGCGTAATGACTATCTGGGCATTACAACGGCGCACTACGAGGACGGCAATGTTTTCTCCCAGGACAGCGAATGGAATTGGGAAGATCTTCCCGATTGGGGAACATACGACGAGGAACGGGACGACTACCGAATCCCGGAAGGCTGGTGGGAATACCGCCACTTCAACCCGGACGACGTTTACAACAACAAGATCGACTGCCCCGTGGTGGGCTGGATGCCGATGCCGCCGGAGGAGATTACAAAATGAGCGAAAAACGTATGATCTATGCGGAGGACGTTATTCAGAGAATCCGCGACCTTGCCCCGGAAATCCTGGGCGGCTGGTATAACCCGGACATGGAAAACGAGTTGGAGCAGCTTGTTTGCGTTGTGGAAAACACTCCGACGGCAGCAGCCCAGGACGCCCAGCGCTGGCGCTACACAGCAGAGGAACCCCCGAAGGAAGAAGACGGCGACTGCTGCGGCCGCGTTCTGATTGCCCACGCTGGTGCCCACTGTGCGGTCGCCACGTCCTTGCAGTACGCCAAGGAAAACCCGGAGGCGGTCCCCATTTGGATGCCGCTCCCGAAGCTGCCGTGGGAGGAAAAGAAATGAGCATGGAGGAAACCGCCGTTCTTTTGAGCATTCGCCCAGAGTGGTGCCAAAAGATTTTCCGCGGAGAAAAGACCATGGAGATCCGCAAGAACTTTCCGAAAGACTTCCGGGGGCGGCCCTTTAAGTGCTTCATTTACTGCACAAAAGGACAAAACGCCGGATTTCGGATGGAGCCAGACGGAAGCCTGCTGCGGCTGGACGGAACCGTTATCGGGGAGTTTACCTGTGATCGCGTGTATGAAATCGCCCCGCTTAACCATGCGCCGGACGACCTGGAAGCCCAGGCCTGCATGGACCGGGACCAGATCTGGAAATACACACACGGCAAGGGTTACGCCTGGCACATTACCGAGTTGAAGACGTATGAAACGCCGCTTGACCTGGCAGCCTTTCATCTTCGCTGTGAAAACGCCCTGCGCTGGTGCAACAATGGCGGCTGCGCAATGCACATTGAGCGACCCGCAAACGGGAACTGCTGCGGGAATTATGGCTTGCAGCTTAACAGGCCGCCGCAAAGCTGGTGCTATGTTGTGGGCCCTGGCGAGTGCCACAAGGAGCTCCAGGAACAGGTGAAGGCCACGCTTAACAGGATTTACCCGAGAAAGAAGGTTTCCGACATTCTGCCGAAACCTGAAATTCTGGGCCAGCTTGCGGAAGAGCTTGCAGAGGCCTCCGCGGCTGCCTCGAAACTGCGCCGCAAAATTGACGGAAAGAACCCGACACCGAAGACCTTAGAAGAGTGCTGGGAGGACCTGAAAAAGGAAATCGGCGACGTTATGAACTCCATTGATGCCCTTACAGAGCAAGACCCGCAGAACTACCACGAGTTTATGAGCGAGTGCGGCGAGTACGCGGAGCCGAAAATGGAACGCTGGCTTTGCCGCCTGAACGAACAGAAAGAGAAACACACATGAAAAAACGGCCTATTATGCCGACGCCCTGCCCGAAGTGTGGCAGCCCGCTGATTATTGAGGCAACGCCCACAGACGGCGGTCCGAAAGAAATCTTCTGTGCGCTGTGCAAATTCCATGCGGAGAGCGTGGAGGCGTGGAACGCGCAGTACAAGAGAAAGGAACACACATGAAAAAGAAAACCGTTCTTGTCCACCCCTGCCCGAAATGCGGAAGCAACTTCCTGGCGCACGGGAAGCCCTACGGCTGCACAACACCCCGGATTCTTGCCTGGCTTGGCAGCCTGCACGGCGTTATATGCGTTTCGTGCGGCCACTATGCGCCGACTGTGAAAGCCTGGAACAGGGAATGGGAGAAGAAAAAATGAGTAGTGAAGGTATTTGGAAGGCTGCCGCCTGGCTGGCATCTGCTGCTGTGGCCGTTGCCTGCATCCTGAAAACCGGGAACGCGGACTTTTTGCAGATTCTTGCCTTTCCGTTTTTTGTTTGCATTTTGACTTGAAGGAGGCGGCGACAATGCCCGAAAAAAGCGAATTTGACAAGGCACTCGGAGAGCTGTACGACCTGACCGAATGGGAGAACGCAGAAGCAGCCCTTCGAGAGCTCCACGCACGGCGGCCGGAAATGGAACGGCTTTACATTGACGGCAAGATTTTGCCCGGTGAACTGCAAGCTCTGGTCATGGTGAACAACTGCCTTGAAAGAGAATTTATCCATCGGCAGCTTGCGACAGGCCAGCCGCTTCACCTGAACATTTGAGAGAAGGCACGCCCATGATCGAGAAAGAATCCATTTTTAAGGCTTGGACAATCGACCTCCACGAGCGCTTCCCGCACTGGCCGTATAAGAAGCCAAAACCGGGCCATGAGGGCTTCCGCCTTCTGGACGGGCCCGCGCCTGACTTCCGCCGCATGACCGTGGAAGAATTTGAAACCCTGCCCGCTGGCGTATGGATGGACGTCAAAAAGGCCCTGCCACCCCTGGAACACCCGGTTTTGACCGTGGACGCCTACGGCAACTACCACACCCGCACAGAATACACCGACACCCCGGAGGTCCCGTTCTGCATCACCTACAACGACGGCCGTTTCTGGCCGCCGATTGCATGGAGCAAGTTCGAGCCGTTGAAACAAGGCGGTGATTGATGAATGAGCGATGAAAAGGAGGACCCACGCATGGACATGGGCAGAAACAGCGAACATTACAGCGACCCCACACCCGGCACGGCGTGGGAGAATATGCGCAGGGAGGAAAAGCGGCTGGATGCCGCCCGCCTTGTTGTGGTTTCGGCCCTGGTGCCGATTCTTCGCCAGACGGCCGAGCTTGCAGGCTTTGAAATCATCGGCCGCATACCGCTGCGCGACAAGGCGACCGGGAAGGAGTACAGATAAATGGAAGGCTTTGATTTTTTCGGCCTGGCGGCAAAAGAGAGCCGCGAGCCTGAAACCCGGGAGCTGCCGCGCCGGATTCTTTTCCGCGGGAAGCTGAAAAGCGGCGAATGGGCCAGCGGGAACCTGAACGTTGACAGCAAGGGAATCTGTATTATCCGCCCCGGCAAAAACGTTGTGGGCAAATATGGCCGCGTGAACCCTGAAACTGTGGGCCAGGCTACCGGCATCTTGGACAAGCGCGCCCGGGATATTTTCGAGGGCGATATTTTGAAGATTCACCACAAAACGCCCCTGCCCGTTGGCCTGGCCGTGGTGAAGTACGACAAAAAGCGGAGTGCTTTTAGAGCCTTCCCGGTAGATCGCCCCTGGTACGCCTGCCAGATCGCATACCCGGACGAAATCGTGGGCAACATTTACGACGACCCGGACCTTTTGAAACAGGGAGAGGACACACAAAAATGATGAACAAGAGCGCAATCGATTGGTGCGATTTTTCGTGGAACCCCGTCACCGGCTGCAATTTTGGCTGTGAATACTGCTATGCGCAGCGCCAGGCCACCCGCTTTGCCGGAAACATCCGCATGAACATGACGAGCGAACAGCTTAAAACCGAAGCCGCCGGGCTTTACGTTCTGGAACAGCCCTTCAAGAACTACACCGGCGCCGTTCTTCCGTTCCCGGCCGGTTTCGCCCCGACCTTCCACAAATACCGTCTGGGCGACCCGGCGAAGAAAAAGAAGTCTGCGAATATTTTTGTTTGCAGCATGGCGGACCTTTTCGGCGACTGGATTCCAGATGAATGGATCGAGGCTGTTTTTGAGGCCTGCAAGGCAGCGCCCCAGCACAATTACTTATTCCTGACCAAGAGCCCCGGCCGTTACCAGACCCTAGCAGCGGCGGGAAAGCTGCCCGAGCTTCCGAACTTCTGGTATGGCAGCAGCATCACCGGCCCGGATAACTGGTTTTGGTGGAGCGAATACCACCACACCTTCGTGAGCTATGAACCCATGCTCAAACCCCTGGGCATTGCCGACGAGGACGCCGCCCGGAAGGTTGACTGGATCATTGCAGGAGCCGAAACCGGCCACAGGGCAGGGAAGATCACCCCGGAAGAAGGCTGGCTGGAAGAACTGGCAGCCGCAGCACGAAGGGCAGGCGTTCCGCTGTGGATCAAAGACAGCGAGGAGATCCGCGCCGTGATAGGCGGAGAACCAGCCCAGGCCTTGCCGGATGCGCTCAAACACCCAAAAGACCGCCCCACGCCGCACTGCGCAGAGTGCGAGCACTGTATTAAGACCCAGGAGGGCCAGAGAGGTACCCGGAAAGACTGTGCCATTGGATGGACGGCCGAAGGGTACGAAGACGGAGGAGCCCGCCACATTCCGACCAGAGGAAACCGCCAGTCCCCGGACTGGTGCCCGAGAAGAAAGGACGATGCAGAATGAACAGCCGCGAGAACATGGGCGCCCTAGGCACCCGTATTGCCAACATGGGCCAGGCCCTTATGCAGACCGCGATCCGCACCGGCGTTGCCGCAGGCGTGAGCACAGCAGCCGCACACATTGAGAAGGAGCACCAGAAGGAGGCCAAGGAGCGCACCGACCGGCGCCTCCATAACACCCGGCTCCTGCTGAAAAACTACCGGCTTTTGAAGCGGCACACCGCAGGCGCCATCTACAACGCCAAGCAGGCCAAGGAGAAAGAGAGCGCAGCAAGCATCCTGGACGGCCTGGAAAGCTACACCCGGGACGACAGCCTTTATATTGAGAGCATCAAGCGCAGCCAGGAGCGCACGTTGATTATTCTGGCCCACATTGAGAAGATGTTGGAGCTTTACCACGTTTGGTGCCAGCAGAACGGCACAGAGGAGGACGTGAGGCGCTACGAGGTGGTCATGGAAACCTACATCCGGGAGCCGAAAAAAAGTGTACAGGAAATCGCGGGCACTTTTGGCATTGAGCGGCGCACCGTGTACAAGGACATCAATGCAGCGATTCAGCCGCTTACCGCCTTGTTTTTCGGCATCGACGCCGTAAAGGCTGCCTAACGTGCACCAGGGTGCACAAATTGGGCACTGACAGGGCACTTTGAAAGATATATAATACTAGCATGGAGGCTTGAGGATGAATGAAAAACCCTATAACGGCACCCCCCCCCGCGAGGTAACGCCTGACGGCTTCAAAGTATACTGTGCGTATGACGAGATCGTGGAGATCGACAGCCTGAAACCGAACCCCCGGAACCCCAACAGGCACCCGGAGGCACAAGTGAAGATGCTGGCCCGCATAATCGGGGAACAGGGGTGGCGAGCCCCCATCACCGTGAGCAGGCACAGCGGCTACATTGTACGCGGCCACGCCAGACGCCTTGCGGGCTACGAGGCGGGCAGCCAGTATGCCCCCATTGAGTGGCAGGACTATGACAGCGACAGCGCCGAAATGGCGGACCTTGTCGCAGACAACCGAATCGCCGAGCTTGCTGTCCTGGACCAGGACGCCATAGCCGGGATTCTGGCCGAACTCAAAGAGAACACCGACGACCTTGACCCGGAGCTGTCCGGCTTTTCGATGGAGCAGATCGAAGACATGATCGCGGGCAGCAAACCCGACAGGGAAGCCGAGGAACAGGCCGCGCGCCTGACCTTGGGAGAAAGATTCCTTATTCCACCTTTCACCGTCCTGGATTCACGGGGCGGTGTATGGGCCGAGCGGAAGAAAGCATGGAAGTGCCTTGGTATTCGTTCCGAAGTTGGCCGTGGAGCTGACGACGACAACACAAAGGCGGGCTTGACTTATAACATAAGTAGCCAGCCGCCGGGCGCCTACAAGGCCAAGAACGCCTATGAAGAAAAAATCGGGCAGAAAATAAGCTGGGAGGAGTTCGCAGAGCTTTTCCCGGATGCCATGGCGTACAGTGCCACGTCCATTTTTGACCCGGTTTTGTGTGAGCTGGCCTACCGCTGGTTTTGCCCGCAGGGCGGCGCGATTATTGACCCCTTTGCAGGCGGCAGCGTCCGCGGCGTGGTGGCGGCCCTTACCGGCCGGAAATACACCGGCTGCGATTTAAGCAGCCGCCAGATTGAGGCCAACGTGAACAACTGGGAAGAAATCTCCCACATTAGCGTCCTGGACGATGCGCCCGAGGTGATACCGCCCACCTGGATAAACGGCGACAGTTCCCACATTGACGAGCTGGCGCCGGGAGAATATGACCTCTTTTTCACTTGTCCGCCCTACGCGGATCTTGAAGTGTACAGCGACAAGCTCGAGGACCTTTCAAACAAGGATTACCCCGAGTTCTTGCAGCTTTACCGCAATGTGATCCGCCGGGCAACCGCTATGCTGAAACCTAACAGCTTTGCCGTTATTGTGGTGAGCGACCTTCGGGACAAGAAGGGCTTTTACCGCAATTTCATTTCTGACACCATCGACGCCTTCCAGGACGTGGGCCTGATGCTTTACAACGAAGCGATTCTGGTAAACACGGCCGGAGGACTGGCAATCCGCGTGGGCAAGCAGTTTGAACACAGCCGGAAGATGGGAAAAGACCACCAGAACGTCCTTGTATTCTGCAACGGCGACCCTGCCCAAAGCGCAGCCTTCCGCACGGAAGACCCGCAGGAATACACAGAGGACATAAACGACTATCTGAAAGCCGGAGCGGGAAAACTTGGCGTGAACCACGAAAAAGTCCTGGTTTTCGCCAAGGGCGATCCGAAGAAGGCCGCGGAGATCATCGGAACGCCGGAAACCGCAGAGGAAGCCGACCAGTACGACAACACGGCCCTATTAAAAGAAATTCTCGGAGAAGATACCGGGGACGAATAACAGCGCAGGAGGCCCGGGAACAATCCCGGGCCTTACTTTTTGCCAGGAAGGAGGAAAGACCATGGCACACACAGGACAGCGGGACCCCTGGGAAAAGCTGCCCGGTGAAACAGCCCGGCAGTATGAGTGCTTTTGCGCCTACCGTGATATGCGGTATCTGGAGAAGCCGAAGAAGCCCGGCGACGTTGTCCGGCCGGATTTTACCGTCCGCCGCAGTATTCGCGGACTAGCTGAACAGCTGGGAGTTACCCGCAAGAGCTTGGAGCCCATGAGCGCGAAGTTTGACTGGGTAGCGAGGGCGGAGGAGTACGACAACTATATTTTGGACTGCGTGGCGGCCAAGAACACGGCCAACATCGTGAAGATGCACGAGAAACACGCGGCCATTGCGGAACAGATGTTACGCAAAGCCACTCACCGCCTGTTGACCCTGGCGGACGAGGACGTGGACGCAAACGCCGTTGTTCGTATGGTTGATATTGGCGTAAAAGTGGAGCGGTTGAGCCGGGGAGAGCCCACGGAGAACCGCACCGTTACCCATGGCGGCGCCCTGGAAGTGGAGAGCACCCAGCGCGCAGACCTTTCCGACCTTTCTGACGAGGAATTGAGCCAGCTTGCCGGACTACTGGAAAAATCTAGCCCGGGTTGACCCAGCGGCGCTTCTCCGACAGGTCCGCCGGGAACAGGCGGAACGGAACCTCCCCGAGTTCATCCGCCAGGCCTGGCCCGTCATTGAGCCCGGCACGACGTTTATTGACAACTGGCATATAGACTGTATCGGTGAATATTTGGAAGCGGTGAACCGCGGCCAGATAACGCGCCTGATCGTAAATATGCCGCCCCGCCACATGAAGTCCCTGGAAATTACAGTGTGCTATCCGGCCTGGACGTGGGTAAAACACCCGGAACGGCGATTCATAAAGGTTAGCTATTCCGACAGTTTGAGCCGCAAGCACAATGTTTTGACCCGTGACATCATACAATCCCCATGGTATACGGCCAACTGGGGGGACCGATTCAGCCTAAAGGACGACGTGAACCGGCAAAACGAGTTTAAGAACACGCACCAAGGCTTGATGTTTTCAACCTCTGTCGGCGGCGCGCTGACCGGCGAAGGCGGCGACTGCATCATCCTGGACGACCCGCAGAACCCCTTACAAGCCAACAGCGAAACCGAGAGAGAAGCAACCATAGCCTTCTTCAAAAACACCCTGCAATCCCGTTTGAACGACCCGAAGACGGGCGTTTTTATTATTGTGATGCAGCGCCTTCACGAAAAGGACCTGACCGGCCATATTTTGGCCGAGGACCTGGGCTATACACACCTTTGCCTCCCGGCGGAGGCGCCGCAGCGCACAATAATCACCTTCCCGGTGAGCGGCCGCGAGGTGATCCGCGAGGAAGGCGACATCCTGAACCCGCAGCGTTTCGACAAAGAAACCCTGGCAAGCCTTAAAAAGTCCATGGGCTCCTTGCAGTACGCGGGCCAGTATGAACAGACCCCCGCCCCGGCGGACGGCCTGATTTTTAAGCGCGAATGGCTGCAAAACTTCTTCGACCCCAAAGCGGCACCCCACCAAAGTATGCTTATCCAGTCCTGGGATATGGCCTTCACCAAGAGCGAAGGCAGCGCCAAGGTGGCGGGCTACATTGTGGGCCGGAGCGGCGCAGACATTTACATTTGGGACCTAGTAAACGAAAAAATGACCTTTACCGAGAGCGTGGCGGCCGTGCGCACCCTGACGGGCAAATGGCCGAAGGCCAGGGCGAAGGTTATAGAGAACAAGGCCAACGGCCCCGCAATCGTTGACCTGTTGAAAAAGCAGATTCCTGGCATGGTGGAGTTCAACCCGAAGGGCAGCAAGCAAGAACGCGCCCTTTCCGTTACGCCCTACTTTGAAGCCGGGAATATTCATTTCCCGAAGCCGGAAACGGCGCCCTGGGTGCATGACACCATCCAGGATCTATTGATGTTCCCCAAGGGCGAATACAAGGACGATATAGACGCACTTGTGCAGGCTATTTTGTACTTGATGGACAAGCCCGCAAAGAGCCCGCCAAAGGCAGAAGCGTTGCTTTCCAAAGACAGCTATTGGCGGAGATAAACAGAAGGAGGAAAACGCGTGACAACCCGAAAAGGAGAAGTCGGCCGCATAGGCCAGAAACGCTATGGCGGCGTCTTCTACGAAGAATTTTTGCCGGAGCTGCGCGGCCGCCGCGGCATGGCAGCATATAGCGAAATGGCGGCAAATGACGACCTTGTGGGCGCCATTCTGTACGCAATAAAGATGCTGATCCGGCAAGTTGACTGGAACGTGGCCCCCGGCGGTGCTTCCGAGAAAGACCAGGAAGCCGCGGACTTCGTGCTGGAATGTATGGCCGATATGCAAGACACCTGGACGGACACGATCAGCGAAATTTTGTCCTTCCTGACTTTCGGCTGGTCTGCCCACGAGATCGTTTACAAGCGCCGGTGCGGCAGCAGCCGGGACCCGCGCCTGAACAGCAAGTACAACGACAGCTTGGTCGGCTGGATGAAACTTCCCATCCGTTCCCAAGAGAGCCTTTACCAATGGGAGTATGACGAGAACGACAACCTTATCGCCATGACCCAGATGCCACCGCCGAATTTTGAGCTTATCACGATTCCGGCGGAAAAGCTGCTTTTCTTCCGCACGGAGAGCAGCAAGGGCAACCCGGAAGGCCGCAGCATCCTGCGCAACGCCTACCGTTCCTGGTATTTCAAACGGAGAATCCAGGAAATTGAAGGCATTGGCATTGAACGCGACCTTGCGGGCTTTCCTGTGCTTACCGCGCCGGAAGGCACGGACATTTGGGACCAGAACGACCCGGAAATGGTCGCAATCCTGAACAATGCCCAGGCCATCGTCCAGAACATCCGCCGGGACCACCTGGAAGGCCTGGTGCTTCCGTCCGGCTGGAAGCTGGAACTTTTAAGCAGCGGCGGCGACCGGCAGTTTGACACGAACAAGGTTATTGACCGCTACGACACCCGAATCGCCATGACAGTTATGGCGGATTTTGTTCTGCTGGGCCACCAGCAGACCGGCTCCTTTGCGTTGAGCGACAACAAAACGCATATTTTTTCTATGGCAATCGAAGCTTTCCTGGACGTGATCTGCGAGCAGTTCAACAACAAGGCGATTCCCGATCTTATGAAAATGAACGGTGAGCACTTCGCGGGTCTTACTGACTACCCGCACCTTACCCACGGCGACGTGGAGGACGTGGACCTGGACAAGCTGGGCAACTACTTGAAGAACGTCACGACCTCCGGCCTCCTGGTGCCCGACGAGGGCGTGGAAGACTACATCCGGGAAGCCGCCGGGCTGCCGAAGCGGCTTGACGACTATGTGCCGATGCCGGGCGAGGACCGGGAGCCGGGCAAGGTGAGAACCACCCAGAAGCCGAAGAAAGACACCGGCGACAAGATGGGCGGCCTTGACGACGAGGAGCCGGAAGAAGACCCGGAGGCGGTAGAAAAGGCGAGAAAGGACCTGGGGAGGGACTAAAATGTTTAGTATTCGCAAGGCGCGGGCGCCGACGCCCCACGACTTCGTGGCAAAATCCAAGCCCAAGAAGTCGAAAGCAGGGAAAGACGCCCTTAAAAAGCTGAACGACTACCTGAACTCGGCTTCCAGTGAGCCGATGTACTTCCTTCACAACTTTTGGAAGGCCCAGAGCAACGCCATCACCTACAAAGAACTTCGTGAAGCCATTATGAACGGCTACCTTGACGAAGCGACCCTCCAAGCGTGGCAGCAAGATTACTCCCTCTTTGTGAAAAGCCACCTTGAACCCATCTGGCAGCAGGCAGCCAAAGCCGGAGCCGATGCCCTGGCGGCGTCGGCTTCCGGCGGATGGGTTTTTGACCCCATGAGCGACGCCATGACGGCCTGGATCAAAGACCACGGCGCCGAGTGGGTAACGAAAATAAACGATGAAACCCGGGATGCCATGCGCGCCATGATCGAGGCCAGCACAAAGGGCCAGTTCACGGTGGACGAGCTTTCCCGGGCAATCCGGCCGCTTATCGGCCTGACAGAGCCCCAGGCGGCCGCAAACCTGAAATATTACGCCAGCGTTAAGAAAAGCCTCCTTGACAACGGCGTGAAAGCGGATGCGGCCACCAAGAAGGCCAGGGAGCAGGCCTATAAGTACGCCGATAAACAGCTCCGGCAGAGAGCCTATACCATTGCCATCACCGAGAACGCCGCAGCGTACTGCGCCGGGTATCGTGAGGGCGCGGCCCAAGCCCAGGCGCAAGGCTACCTTGGGAAGGGTGTGTATGTTTTTGCGACCGCCGACGATGAAGACGTCTGCCCGGTGTGCAGCGCCCTGAACGGCACCGAAACCGACGCCGAGGGAAGTTACCACATCGGCACAACAAAAATGGCCTTCAAGATGGGCCCACACCCGCCGGTGCATCCGCGCTGCCGGTGTGCCGAATACTTCGAGGAGAAGGAACCGCCCGTCTTTCTGCCCCAGCAGCCCGCACAGGACGTTATCCAGCCATGGCCGGGTAATTTGCCAGACCCGAGCGAAAGGGCAGAGGACGAAGGCCAGGCCTTTGTGGCGGGCAGCCTGAAAGTGCCGGATGGCATGACCGCAAACGGCCCCGTCCACCTGGGCAACACTGGCAAGATGTACGATTACACCGACGCCAACGGCTGGGAGTGGTATTTTAAGCCTGCCCAGAGCAAGGGCGGGCAGTATGAGCCGTTCCGGGCCTATGCGCAGGAGGCGGGCTACAAGGTGCAGTCCATCGTGGACCCGGACACGGCCGTCCCGGTGGGCGTTGGCACTATTGACGGAAAGTTTGGAGCTTTCCAGGAGAAGGTAAAGACCTCCGCCGGAGGAATCGACCTTGAAGCCTGGCAGCTTGGCGCGGCTTCCGACCTTCCGCCGGAGGTGACGGCGCAGATCCAGCGCGAGCACGTCACGGACTGGCTTCTGGGCAACTTCGATGCCCACGGCGAAAACTTCCTGACAGACCAGGAGGGCCGAATCGTTGGCATTGACAAAGAGCAGGCCTTCCGCTACATGGGCGACGCCAAAAGCCATGTAATGAGCTACACATACCACCCGAACAGCGCATACGGCGAAACGGAGCCGGTCTACAACACCCTTTTCCGCCGGTTTGCGGAGGAAGATATAGACCTGAACCTCCAAGACACTTTGCCGTATATAAAGCGGGTTGAGAGCATCCCAGATAAAGAATACCGCGAGATCTTCCGCCCCTATGCCGAGGCTCTACACGGCCAAGGAAAAGAGGCGGAAAAGCTGCTGGACGAGATCGTGGAGCGCAAAAGCACCCTCCGCGAAACTTACCGCACGTTTTACGAAAGCCTTCTGACGGAACGCACCGGCACGAAGGCTTCTTTTGTTTGGGCGGACGAGGCCGCGGCCGTTGCGAAGCAGCCCCTTGCGGCCGTGCAAATCACCCCGCAGGCGGCTAAAGGCATGACCGTCCAAGACCTGAAACAGATTGCAAAGAGCCAGGGCGTTGCCTACTACAGCAAAATGAGCAAGGCCCAGCTGGTGCAGGCTGTGACGGACCCCGTGAAAGCCGCAGAGCTTTCCCAGGAGGTAAAGGCAAAGGCCGCCGCAAATGCAGCCGCCAGAAAGGCAAAAGCCCAGTACACAGCCCCGCAGGCAACAATCCCGAAGGGCGTTAAGGGTGCCGGAGAAATCTTCTCCGACCTGTCCAAGGTGCCCACCACACAGGAAGGAATCCCCATTGCTTCCGACCGCGGCAGCGTGGAGGGCCTTGTCCTTCGCGCCCGGCGGATGAACATTGACGGCGCCGAGGTCTACGAGGTGAGCGGAAAGCTGACGCAAGGGACCTGGGCGCGGGCGTTGAAAACAATCAAGCCCAGCAGTGCAACCGAAGCGCTGGAATTTGAGGAAGCCTCCAAGACGAGCGCCTTTTTCAGTTCCAGCGGTTTGAGCCTTGGAGTAAACACGAAGTGCAGGGCTGTCCACGATGGCGAAAAGACCTTGCAGATCTACACCCACGAGGGCGGCGAATATTACTCCTGGCAGGGCTTTTTTCGGGCCCGTGTTCCGGTGACGGCAGACGGCGGCTTTGATGCCCGGGAAATGAAAAAACTGTTGAAGACGGCAGGCCTTGACGACCTGACGGAAACGCCGACAGTGGAGGCCGAAAAACGCCTTATAAAGTCCCGCCTTGTCTGGCAGAACGCCCCTTCCCGCGCCCCAGAGTATGAAAATCTGACCAGCGACGCCCTGGACAAGAAGCTGGACGAGATCCTAAAAGACCTGGGCATTGACCAGAAGCGGGTGGACGGCGTGGAGCTGCGCAAGGTATGCGACGGTTACGCCGTCTATTACGACCCGGCGCAGGCCAAAGCCTTAAAGGCTGCGGGTGCGGATTACGTTTGGTGCGGCGTTGGAAGCGCTGACAGCGTTGTTTCTATCATTCAGAGCGGAGGCCTTCGCAGCACAAACCGGCGCTGCCTTTCCGGCATCAGGCTGACCGGCGCAAGCCCAAGCCAGGATATGCGCACCGGCGGCGCAGATAATGTTTTCACCAGAATTGGAGTGAAGAATGTTCACGGGAAAGTGCGATATGATAAATCTTTCTGTGGCAGCGGCTATCGCCTTATTATTGACGAAGCGGAGCTGGGCCGCACAGACTGGTACGCATATACCGGGGACAACTTCGGAACGACCCAGCCGAGCACCTTCCACAGCCGCCAAGGCTCTGAGGAGTTCGTGAGAGGACAAAAAGAGGGTTGTTACCAGTCCGGCAATGAAATCATGTTCCGCCAGGGCATCCCGGCCACGTCCATACAAAAGATTCGCTGCCCGGGCGAGCGTGAGCGCGGCAGGCTGCTGCAAGCGTTCCGCAATGCGGGAATAACGGAAGTGAACGGAGTGCCCATTGAGGATTTTGTGGAGGTTGGCGATCTGCTATGAATAGACGGCTTGTTTACACCATCAAGCGCCCGGGCGACAAGAAGCCCACCGGCCTTGCCCTGAACTGCCACCTTTGGCACGGGGCCTTCCGCTACTTCGACATGGAGCACGGCCACGAGATCCCCGGCAAGGTGACGGAGGACGGAGAGGACGCCTTCACGTTTACTTCGGAGGGCTACGCGCCCGGAGCCTGGCGGTTTGAAAAGCTGACCATTGAGCGCTTCCGGCGCGAAACATACAAAATCGTGGAAGGCGGCAACTACATTGCCCAGGTGATCCGCAGCACGGTGGACCTTCACGAATGGTATCGCAAGAGGTATGGCGAGGCCGCCGGGCTTTGCTATCCCCGCATAAATTCCGAATAGTTCATTCAAAATTCCGAATTGCTTACGCTTAAAATTCGGAATACGCTGAAATTTACGCTGATTTTTGCAAAAATCCTGCAAATTCAGCGAATAAGGAGAAAGCCATGGTTACTTTTAACGAAGCACTCACCGGCAAGAAGCCACCCGGCAAAGAGCCGAACGGCCGCATTGCTGGCACCTTCAAGATCCAGAAATCCGTTGACGAAAAGCGCCTGGCCTTTGGCTGGGCCAGCGTGGCAGCCACGGCCGCGGGCGATACCGTGACGGACTACTACGAGGACATCATCGAGCCCGACGAGCTGGAACAGGCTGCCTATAACTTTGTACAGTTCTACCGCGAGGGCGGCGAAATGCACGAGCGCGGCGGCTGTGCCGTCCTGGTGGAGAGCGTAATTTTCACCAAGGAAAAAATGGCCGCTATGGGCATCCCGGAGGGCGTTGTCCCGGAAGGCTGGTGGATCGGCTTTAAGGTGACGGACGATGAGGTTTGGGAGAAGGTCAAAGACGGCACCTATCCCATGTTTTCCATTGAGGGCGAGGCCGTCCGCGAGGAAGTGGACGACGAGGAGCCCGAGAACTAAATACCGATAAACCAAAGCCTCGGCACCCGCCGGGGCTTTGTTGTTTATAAAAAATCTTCAAAGAAAGGAGGAAACGCAAATGGCCACCAAACTTAAAAACCTGAAAATCAAGAAAGTGGACTTCGTGGACAACGGCGCGAACCCTGGCGCGAGTATTGCCCTGTACAAGAGCAAGCCTGCGGAAGGGGAAACGCCTGCTGTGCAGCCCAAGGAGGACACCCCGCCCGAGGAATCTATTTTGAAGCGGATTGTTCACGCCATTGCCAAGAGTATCGGCGCCACCGATGCGCAGGCAGCTGCGGCCGTTGAGGAAGTTTCCAAGAACGCGGACGTCCCCACCTTTGGCGACGCTATGGCCCGCCGCCGGATGCGCCAGACCACGGAAGAAATCTGGGATTACTGTTACGCCCTGAATGACAGCCTGTGCGGCATTGTGGCAAATGCCGACATTACAGCCGAGGACAAAAAGGCCCTCATGGCCCAGAGCTGCGCAGAGTTCGCAGCGGCGACCGAAGCGGCAATCCCGAAATGGTCCGGCGGCATTCCCGTGAAGTTGGAAAAGGCAGCCCCCGCGCCTCTGACACCCGACAGAATCGAGAACGCCAAAGCAGCCCGCGCCCGTCTGGACGAGATGATCTCCAAGGCGGAGCCGAAGCCCACGACCGAAGATACACCGCCGGAGCCCCCGAAAGAGGGCACCGACTCGACGCCTCCCGCTGAACCGCAGCAGGAGGAAGAACCCGTGCAGAAAGGAGCATTTGACATGGAAATCGACAAGAGCAAGCTGTCCCCCGAGGAAGTGGCGCAGCTGGAAGCAATCGAGAAGAAGGCCGGTATTCCGGCCCAGGCAGCGCCCGCCACGCCCGCAGGCGTTGAGAAGTCCGCCCCTGCCACCCCCGCAGATAACACCGCGGGCGGCGAGGAGGATATTTACAAGGGCATCCATCCCGAAGTGGCAAAGGAGATCGCAGAGCTGCGCAAGTTCCGCCAGGATGCGGAAAACCGCGAGCTGCTGACCGTTGCCAAGAAGTACGAGCTTCTGGGCAAGAAGCCCGAGGAGCTTGTCCCCGTACTGAAATCCCTGAAAGCCGCAGGCGGCACCGCCTACAACGACATGATCGGCGTCCTGGACGCAAACCTGGAAGCTGTGCAGAAGTCCGGCGCATTTTCCGAGATCGGCAAGCGCGGCGGCGACCACAGCCACACCACGACCGGCGCGGACGACGCATGGAGCCAGATCGAGAAGCAGGCCGAGGAGATCCGCAAGTCCGCCCCCACTATGGGCTATTACGAGGCCATCGACCAGGCTTGCCAGCAGAACCCCGAGCTTGTCCATGAGTACGAGAACGGCCGCTAAAGAGAGGAGGAAAAGAGTATGAGCATCATCGGTACTGCAACCAATTCCAGCCCGTACCTGGCCGCGCCTGCTGCTGCGGCCATCGAAAACGGCAAGAATCACTTCGTCACCCTGGGCGAGAACGGCGTTTCCCTGGCTACCGAGGGCGCCGCCGCTGTGGGCATCCTGCTGCCTGACACCGAGGACAAGGTGGCGGCAGGCGATGGCGTGACCGTGCAGATCAAGGACCGCACCCTGGTCCAGGTTGGCGCGGCCGTTGCTGCTGGCGACCCGCTGGCAAGCGACGCCAACGGCTGCGCTGTGAAGGCTGCGGCGGAAAAGTTCATCGTTGGTTACGCCATGGAGAGCGCGACCGCCGCAGACCAGATTATCCACATCCAGATCACCAAGAGCGGCTTTGTGCCGAAGGCGGGCTAAAGGAAGGAGAGATAAACAATGAGCAACACCAGAAACACCACCGCGGGCATTGCGGCCGAGATCGCCAAAGGCTGGCAGCCCAACAACTACCTGACCAATATGTCCATGGCTTACTTCCAGAAGCCGGAAGACTATGTGGCACACAGCATTTTCCCGGTCTGCCCGGTGCAGCTGTCCGCTTCCTACTACTACACGTTCAGCAAGGAAGATCTGGCCCGCGACAACGTGCAGCCTAAGCCCGCTTTCGGCAAGGTTGACCCTGCTGTGATGGGACAGGACGACAACACCTACAAGTGCCACGTTGACCAGATCATTCTTGGCATTGACCAGATCGCCGCCCTGAACTACCAGCGCAGCCGCGCCCCCGGCGTGAACGACCCCCGCCGCGCCAAGGTCCGCACCGCCACTGAACAGATGCTTCTCCACCAGGACATTCTTTTCGCAAAGAACTTTTTCCATGCTGGCGTCTGGGCAAATGAGCTGACCGGCACCACCAACGGCAGCGGTTCTAAGGAGTTCGTGAAGTTCAACGACACTTCTTTTGACCCTATCGGCTTCTTCGACGATCTGCGCACCGAGATCAAGCGCCAGGGCCGCCGTACCCCGAACCGCCTGGCACTGGGCATCCAGGCTTACAACGCCCTGAAAAACAACCCCTTCGTCAAGGAGAGCGTGAAGTACACCGGCACCACCGCGAACCCGGCCATCGTTACGCCCAACGTGCTGGCGCAGCTTTTCGGCGTTGAGCAGGTGAAGGTCCTGGAATCCACCTACAACTCCGCAGGCCTGGGCCAGAAGGAGAACATGGAGTTCATTTGCGACCCCAAGGCCGCACTTCTGTGCTATGCCACCCCGACCCCGCAGATCGACGAGCCTTCCGCAGGCTACATTTTCACTTGGGATATGCTGGGCAACGGCGCCTCTGTCGCCTTTGACCAGTACGAGGGCGAGAACGGCACCCATGCGGAGTTTATCGAAGGCCTGTGCGCTTCTGACATGAAGAAGACTTCTGACGACCTGGCAATCTTCCTGAAGGACTGCGCCTAAGGAGGCTGCCATGAAGTACACCTGTCTGAAAATGGCGACCTTTGGCGGCGTGAAATACCGCCCGGGCGACGTTGTGGAGGCTGAAATGATCCAGCCCGGCCGCGCAAGGGCAATGCAGGACATGGGCATTATTGCCGAGTGCCAGGAGCTCGAAGTGGGCAAAGTTGAAGCGTTGCCCCTCCCCATCACTGCGGAGGGCGGCGTGGTAGAGCTTGACGCCACCCCGGACGCCGTTGTCCAGGCTGTGTGCATTTTGCAGCAGCGGGCCGAGGACGCCGTGGCGACCATTTCCGAGGTCGAGGACCAGAGCGTCCTTATTCTGGTGAACGCCTGCGACAGCCGCAAGAGCGTCAAGGCGGCCGCCAAGGAACGCGGCGTATTCCTGGAAGACGAGACCGCAAAGGCCGCGCAGGAGGCCCCGGAGGGCGGCTCCGAGGAGGTGAGCTGATTGGCACAGCTCACATACACCTACGATGCAAGCAAGATCGCGGAACACGGCCTTGACCAGATGCGTTTTGAGCTGGGGGACACGATGGTGGAGGGCGGCGTGGAAACCTGTGCGTTGAGCGACCAGGAATATAAAGCCGTCATTGAAGCCTATCCCAGCTGGAAGCGCGCAAAGCTGGCCTGTGTGGAAAGCATCCTGCGCCGCTTTTCCTATGAGGTGGACACCAAAGTCGGCGAGCTGAATCTTTCGTTGAGCGACCGCCTGGACTACTGGAAGAAGCTCTATTCTGACTTAAAGGCAGATGTGAACGCTTCCGCCCCGGTAGCAAACCCGGCAGCCATCGGCGGCCAGCATTATTTCTATGCTGGTATGATGGAAAACCACGGGACCGGCGGCAGAGGAGGCGGCGGCCATGTATTACCTTAGACCTGGGAACCTTTACAAGGACTTCGTAATCGAGCCGCTTATGGCGGAAAAGAGCACGACCGGGCGGGCAGCTACAAAGTACGACACGGAGAGCCGCCAGCTTCTCCGCGGCGTTCTTTCGGACGCTTCCCCGGAGGTAATCGAGAGATTCAGCCAGAATGCGCACCCGGTGACACACCAGATCGTGCAGCGCGGCAAGCCGAAGGCCAAAGACGGCGACCGACTTATTTTGGAAAACCGGGCGTACTACGTTGAAGGCGTGGACCCGCTGGGAAACCTGGGCCTTTATACGCTCTATTATGTTCAGCAGAGGGAGGACACGCACAATGGAAATTGATATTTCTGGTGCTGTCCAAGGCTTTGTGCAGGACATAGAAAAACAGGTGGCGAGCCGTGCCGAACGCGCCGCACACGTTATTCGGAAGCACGAACTTAGTGTGCTGTCGAACAACCCGAAGCGCAGCGGCAAGGTGTACCGCAAGCCTGCGAGCAACAAGACCTATACGGCATCCGCCCCCGGTGAGCCGCCCGCCCTTCGCACCGGCGATCTCCGCCGGAGCTTCCGGCCGCTTGCCAAAAGCGAAATCGTCCAGAGCGCCAAGCACTACACACCCGGCATCCGCACAGATGTGAAGTATGCGCCGTTCCTGGAAGATGGAACCAGCAAAATTTCCCCGCGCCCCTATGCGGAGGAGATCAAGCAGAAGGCCTTCCCCGAGGTGAAGGCTATTTTTGAAGAAAAATACACCTAAGAGGAGGGCGAGCCCATGGGCCTTATGAAAGAAACCACATCCGCGGCGATTGATACAACCGCCATCCACCCCGGCGACCTGATCCGCGCAAAGTACGCAGACTGGAACGAGGCAAAGAACGGTATTGTTACCGCCGTGACCGGCGGGGAAATCCGCTGCCTTTATTTTCCGGGCATCCGGAACGTGTGCAATTACTTTCTGATCGCGGCAGACGAGGTCACAGAAGGGCTTTGGGAAATTTCCTGGAGCACCGACATGAAGACCATCCAGACCGAGGGAGTACAGCATGACGCTTGAAGAACTTATCTATAAGCGGATCTCTGAATCCGCCGCCGCTGAACGGCTGGCGCTCCACAACGGGGCACCGGCCGTTTTCTTTGGCCCGGTGCCTACCGACACGGACCCGGGCTGGGCCGGGGCTGAACAGTATCCGCGTATTTCCTACACCATCGACATGAGGGCAAACCCCGAGCGCCAAACCGCCGGGAATCTGTACCTTGATGTTTGGTGCCTGGACAGCGGGACCGCGCCGGAGGCCGTAGAGCCTAGCGTCCGGGCTGCCCTGTGCGACGTTATTGTGGCGCCGCATGAACAGCCCCCGTACAGCCTGGCGTGGGTTACAAGTGAAACCTTCGAGGCCACAAAGCAGCTTGACAAGAGCGCCCGCGTCATTGGCGTGACGGTGACTTTTGATCTGTATGCGCTGCCGCAGCAGGAAACCACCGACCCGGACCCCATCATGGCGATGAACGCCTTCACGAACAGGTGGAGCGACGCTGTGACCGTGATTGGAAGCGACCGCATGGGCGAGTATACGGAGCCGTCGGACGAGCGCCCGGCGGCTTATTTCCGCCTTGCAAACTACCACCTGGCACAGGAAACGCACACTGTGGCGTGGATGGAAGGCGTCCTGGTGGGCCACATGATCGCACCGACCTATGCAGGCCGCCAACGTTGGCTCAAAGCCTTGGCGGACGAGCTTGCAACCCGCGGGGAAGTCGAAATGCTGGACACCTCGCCCATGTTTATACGCGCTCTGGAAGTGGACGGGAGCCTGGACCCGCTGACGGCCGGGCAAATGCGCCTTGGCGTCCGCTGGGGAATCCTGAAACGGCCGAAGTTCGCCCACAAGCTGAACCACATCAACACGAATTACAACTACAACCCGTAAAAGGAGGCTATTATGGCAGAAACCAAAACCACGGCTGCTGCGCCCGCAGAGGCGGCGGCCACCTATACCGCGGCCGAGCTTATCGCAGCAGCCCCGGCAAAGTTTGGCGTTTCGCCGGACGTTGCCACCGCTGCCCTGCGCATGGCTTGCAAGAAGACTGCCACCGTTGAGGAGGCAAGGGCCATCATCACCGAGTTTGCGACCAAGGAGGTGAAATAATATGGCTGGCACTTATTCTGTGGGCGAAACCAAGACCCGCCCCGGCGTTTACCACCGGCGTTATAGTGTTGGCGGCGGTGAACTGGCTGGCGCCCTGAATGGCGTTGGCATGGGCATCATTCGCGCCAACTGGGGTCCCCTGAACAAGGCCGTTGCCTTTGAACCGTCCACCAACGTGAACGCGGTATTTGGCAACGGCAACACCGAGGACCTTATCACCGAAATGTTTTCCGGTGGCATTTCCAGCGGCTATTTTGTCCGCTGTGGCACCGGCGGCACCGCGCCCACCATTACCCTGAAAGATGACGCGAAGGCCGACGTTGTGACCATTACCGGCGCCTATGTTGGCGACCGGGCTTTCACCGTTTCCATCCGCGACAGCCTGACCGGCGACGGCCGCGAGTGCATCATTTACGAGGGCACGACCGAGTTCTTGAAGGTGACGTTTGCGGCCGACAAGAAGGAACCCGCTGGCCTGGCTGCTGCCATCAATGCAGCAACCAAGGATTTCATCGCCAAGGCAACCGCCGCAGGCTCCGGCGTTATGGCTACCGTTACCCAGTCGGCTATGACCAAGGGCACCCAGCCCACCACGAACACCGTAAGTTACAGCGCGGCCCTGGACGCCTTCGACGCCGTGCGCGGCAATGTTATCTGTGTGGACACCGACGACGCGGCTGTCCATGCTCTGGTGCAGGCTTACATCACCCGTACCTTTACCGGCGGCGGCTACCTGATGGGCTGTGTTGCCGAGAATAAGGGCGTTGAGTTCGACACCCGCACGACCCACGCCGCGGCCTTCAATGACGAGAAGATGCACTATTGCGTCAATGGCGCCCTGAATGCCACAGGCGACGACTACAACGGCTACAAGCTGGCCGCCCGCATTGGCGGCATGATCGCTTCCGTGGCTTCCAACGTGGCCCTGACCCACACCGTGGTGAAGGGCTTTGTGGACCTGGACGAAGGCCTGACCAATAGCCAGATCGAGAAGGCGTTGAAGCGCGGCTGCATCGTGCTGACCAAGAACGCTTCCGGCCAGGTGCAGATCGAGCAGGGTATCAACACCCTGGTGAGCCCGGACGGTGACATGGATGCAGGCTGGAAGAAGATCCGCCGCACCAAGGAACGTTTCGAGCTTATGCAGCGCATCGACGACAGCCTGGACCCCATTGTGGGCAAGCTGGACAACGACAGCGACGGCCGCGCCACCGTTATTGCCATGGGCAAGGCAATCATTGCCGCCATGGCGGGCGAAAAGAAGCTGACTTCCGGTGATATGTACGAGGACGACAGCAACCCGCCGCAGGGCGATTCCGCATGGTTTATCCTTGACATTGTGGACAAGGACAGCCTGGAACACGTCTATCTGGCGTATAAGTTCCGTTTCGCCACCGAAGTGAGCGAGTAAAGGAGGAAATGAGCTATGTATAATCAGTCCGGCCCGGCCGACAGCCGCAAGGTTTTGAGCGGCAAGGACGCGGTCCTTTTTAACGGCGAAGGCGTTATGCTTGCCACCATTGAGAGCTTCCAGGTCCAGGTGAACGTTTCCAATTCTGATTACCAGCCCCTGGGCGACGCGCAGGTGCACGCCGCTATGACTGGCTACAAGGTGACGCTGACCTTCTCCCAGATCACTATTGAAGACGACGCCTTTATCGAGGATATGTTTGCCATGATGCACAGCGGCCAGCAGCCTAACTGGAACTTCCAGGGTGTTGTCTACGGCCGTAATGGTAGCGAGCAGCGCATGAACTACCGCGGCTGTGTGCCTGATGGCAACATTGACCTCCAGGGTGCTTCTGTGGGCGATATTATTAAGCGTGCATGGAACATGGTGGTCAACGACCCGCCCGAACTCCAGAAGCTCCTGGCCGCGTAAGAGAGGTCGCAAAACGAGAAACAAATACAAGGGGAGGCGCTTTGCGAGGGCACCTCCCTATTATTTTATTCGCATGAACGAACAAAACCGTTATGGAGGACAAATATATGGGCATCAAAGCTACTGTGAACCCCACCGACGAAACCGCCGAGATCACCAAAGAGGAGCAGATCGCGGACGCCCGCGAGAACGAAACCACCCTGCTGGACGGCCTTCTGACTGCTGCTGGCTTCAAAACCTCGGAGGAGTGCATCAAAAACGTGGTAATTTCCCGCGGCGGAAAGGACCTGTTCAGCTTCCACATTCACCCGTTGAGCGAGGAAGACTATAACAGCTGCCGCAAGAAGTTTACCAAGTACGTTAAGAGCAAGGTACAGGGAGGCATCCGTGTGCCGGAGGAAGTGAACGCGGTGGATTACCGCGCCGAGCTGATTTTCCGCGCCACCACCCCGGAGGATCAGGAAAAGGTCTGGTGCAACAAGGTGCTGTGGAAAAAGCTCGACCTTGTTACCGGTTACGAGGCGGTGAACGCCCTGTTGATGGCAGGTGAGAAGGAAGCGGTTCTTTCGCTTATCGACCAGATCAGCGGCTACGAGCTTTCCGAGGAGGACGTGGCAAAAAACTAATCCTCGCCGGAGGGCGCGCAACGCTTTTGCACCAGATCTTCCAGCGCACCGGCGTAATGCCGGGCAAGGTCTGGAACGCCCCACATGGTGAAAGAGCGTTTTGTTTGGCCTCCATGATGGTGCAGCTCGAACAAGAGCAGAAGGCCGGAGAGGAGGGAACAAATGGCCTCTGAAACTTTTAGAATTGCCATTGACGCGACCGTCAACGACAATACCGGCCCCGGCGTACAGTCCGCCCAGAAGCGCCTTTCTGGATTCGACAAGAGCATCGAGCACACCAAAGACCGGCTGGACCGGCTGACAAGCACGGGATTCCACATTGACCTGGATGCCGTAGACCGGGCAACCGCTACGATCCAGAACGTGGAAACGAAGGTGCACGGTTTCGTCGGTAAAGCCTGGAATTTTACGGTTGGCATCATTGACAAGGCGACGGCGCCTTTGCAGGGCATTATAAACCTTGTGAAAAACCCCGTCTTGCAGGCCGGTGCCATTTTCGGCGTTTCTGTGAGCCTGGCCGACACGGTGAGTACATACGGAGCCTTTGAGGAATCCATGTCGAACGTGAAGGCCATTTCCGGCGCTACGGCCGAGGAGTTCGACAAGTTGACCGCCAAAGCCAAGGAGGAAGGCGCAACCACGAAATTCACGGCCAAGGATTCGGCGGACGCCTTCGGTTATATGGCTATGGCCGGGTGGAAGACCGAAGATATGCTGCAAGGCATTGACGGTATTATGAGCCTGGCCGCAGCTTCAAACGAGGACCTGGCGACCACTTCCGACATTGTGACCGATGCTTTGACGGCCTTTGGGCTGAAAGCGTCCGATTCCGGGCACTTCGCCGACGTGCTGGCGCAGGCCAGCGCGAACGCGAACACGAACGTCGGCATGATGGGCGAATCGTTCAAGTACGTTGCCCCTGTGGCAGGCGCCTTGAAGTATTCAGTGGAAGACGTTTCCCTGGCCCTGGGCCTCATGGCAAACGCCAGCGTCAAGGGCTCCATGGCAGGCACCAGCCTGAAAACCTCCCTTGCGAACATGGCAGCGCCCACCGACAAAATGGAAGCCGCCATGGACAAGTACGGCATCAGCCTGACCAAGCGCAACGGCGAAATGAAGACCATGCACGAGGTTTTGGACAACTTGCGCAGCAGCCTGGGCGGCCTTTCCGAAACCGAACAGACCGCGGCCGCAAGTACCATCTTCGGCAAGGAAGCCATGGCCGGTATGCTGGCGATCATCAACGCATCCGAAGACGATTACAACAAACTGACCGCGGCCGTGAACAACGCCGACGGTGCATCCCAGCAGATGGCAGACACGATGCTGGACAACATGAACGGCAGCTTTACGCTGCTGCAATCGGCGGTTGACGGCGCAAAAATCGCCCTTGGCGAGCGCCTTTCTCCGTACCTTCGGGAGTTCGCAACGTGGATCACCAACAAAATGCCGCTGGTAGAGGATGCAATCGGCGACGTGATGGACCATGTGGACGCAAAGGTCGAGGATCTGCGCCACACCATTGCAGAGTTTACCGCCAGCGACGAGTGGGCAAGCGCCGACATTTGGGGCAAGCTTGGCATTGCCTGGGATAAGATCGTGGCGGAGCCGTTCGACGAGTGGTGGAACGGCAGCCAGTTCTTTGCCGACAGGGCCGCAGGCCTGGGCCGTGGCCTTGGCAGCGGCATTACCGCCGGATTCCTGGCGCTGCTGGGCATTGACCCCACCGGGGCCATTGACGACGGTGCAGCTATTGGTGCAAACTTTGTTTCCGGCTTTATGGACGGCCTGGACTTCGACGGAATCCTGGACGGCTTGAAGACCTGGGCGGAAAACCACAAGGCCCAGGTGGCGGCCATTGGCGCCGTTCTCGGCTTCAAGCTGGTAACGGGCGCAGCAAGCGCCTATTCTAAACTTCGCGGTCTTACCGCGGCGCTGGGCCTTGGAGGCGGCACGGGCACCGGCATGGGCTCTTCTGGTATGCCTTCCATGGGCGGCTCTTTCAAGACTTCCGCGGCCGTTATGAACGTAACGGCCCAGATGGTGGTCTTGAAGTCTGGCAACTTTGGCGCTGAGGCTGGCTCCAAGGCCCGCCAGGCGGCAGAAGCGGCCTTTTCTGGTGGAACCGGCAGCCCTTCGCTGCCGAGCGGCGGCGCGCTTGTCC